CCTCAATGGTATCATCACCAACACCTAGGTCTTGCTCAATCCACTCTTGTTCCTCTTCTTTCCAATCCTTGACATCTTCTTCGGTGCCAAAACTTATATAGATTCCTCGATCCTCGTGGAGGGTTCTTTTATATATTTTATATTGTTTAGTCATCTCTGCCTCCCAATCTTTCTTCTACTTTTTGGGATAGTTCTATCCCTATGGTTGTTAATAATAAATGTTGTGCTGATAGTGTATCCGGTGCAGTATTGTGTATATAACTTACACATAGTTGTGCTAGTCCTCTGCTCGTATTAAAAGCATCAAACCCTTTAGCATCAGCTTTCTTTAATACCTTTACTACCTCTTTAACTACCCACTCAATTTGATCCTCGTCACCAAATTTAGTTTGTTTAAATGGTTTTTTTGATTTTATGTCTATTATTTTAGGCATCACAATACTCCAAATCTTTTTAATACTCCCCATTCTACATAGGTCATAGGGTCAATTTTATAGACTTCAATAGTTCTGGAATCATTAAACCAAAACTTATGTTCATCATCTTCGCATACTTCTACTTCACTACCTAAAAAATCTTCAACGATTTCTTTATCAGTTATTCCGGATATATTTTTATATTCAAAGTTTGAGTATTCATAATGTTCAAAATCTCCGTTAGTTATCTTAAATGTTATTAATGAAAATTTAGCCATTACTCATCTCCTATAAAAATAACTTCACCACAGTTTGGATAGCCACTCGAACCCGTAGACCATTCTTCAATATTGTTTAGCCAATAGTTTGTAGTGTCATCATCTCCAAACTTAGGTGTTTCTAATCTTATTGGTAGAGATTTATCTTCAATGAGTTGTAATTTATTTATTAGTTCTTCAACTGTCATCACTCACTTCTCCTTTCATCTGAATTAACACCAACTACAAACAAAGTTAGCTTATCAGAGTGCTCACCCATTACTTGTAGTATTTGTTCCCATATGCCCTCTTGAAAATCCTCGTGGTATAAATCTAAAACCTTACCTTGAGGTGTTACATCCCATTTGAATTTTTTAAGAACCCTTTGTTGTTCGTTAGTCAATATAAATAAATCTTTATTCATCTCACCCCCCAATCTTCAGCAATTACTTTTCTGCTTTCTCGTGTGTTGTCATATATTCTAAAGTCATGTCCCACCATGCATTGAACCTCTGCAAATTCGTGGGCTTTAGATAAATCGTTAAACTCTCTCTCTTTTATTTTATTAGTGGTTTTATATTCTACTGTGTAGCATTTCATTACTCTGCCTCACTTTCTTCAAATTGGCTTATGATTCTAACTTTAGTTTCAATGTGTTTATTTAATTTTTCAAGAGCAAGACCATTACAAGCATTGATTGTATCCGGATTATTACTCGTACTTGCTTTAATTAAGAAGTGTCGTATATCCTCCAACTTCTGAATATCATCAACAAAATTTTCCATAATTTACCCCTTTCTTATTTGTTTATGGATTACATAACTTCTCGTCATAGTAGAATTGTACCCCGTCTTGTATTTCTTCTATGTCGTGAAATTGTGGTTTTAAATCTTCAAATATATCCAAAGCCACCAGACGAGCATCTGGAACGGGTTGCCCGTCTGGATAATCATAATTTCTTATAGCTTCTTCTATGTCTTTAGATTCTTTCTCGTAGTAATATTCTTTAACTTTACCCATAATTTCCCCCTTAAAAATCTGCTATCATTATTCTGCCCGTATCCTTGCCGGTGCAATCGTGAATGTTTAAAACTGTTGTATGGTCGCATAATTCATCAAATGTATTGATGTTGTCAAACTGCTCTAAACACTTTTCTAAACTTTCATGTTCTGACCACTCGCAACGAATCGCCACCCTATCAAAGTCGAAAACTTCTCCCAAGTCTTCTTCTAAAAGTTCTAAATGTTGGAAGAGTTCCCTTGCTCCATCACGGGTAAAGGTTGCGAATTCGTCAGATACTAAAGCATTAATAAATTCGTGTTCGTGTACTAATTGTTTCATTTTGCAAATCTCCTTTAAATGGTTGATATTATTAATTAATACATATTATGACTACTAACATAACCCTATATAAACCCAATGTCAACAAAAAATATAAAATTATATAGAACACCTATAAATCATTGATTTTGCTGGACAATCCACGTTTTTTTCTTATATTATTTACTTTAGAATGGTTCTAAATAGGGTTTTTTTCTTGCCTAGCTGTACTCACCCCGTTTTTTTCTCTTGACATATGTGTGTTATTGTGGTAGTGATACAAAATCATTTCTCCAAAATGGTGGAAACCCCGTAGTCATCTCTGTGTTGACACGGGGTTTTCTTTTTGGTACGATAAATCTTTAACCATTTAACAAAGGAGAAATATATGACAATGGTAACTGGATACGAAAACATTAAATGTATCAGAGCATTCACAATGCTTAATGGTCTTCGTAGTGAAATTGATTTCAATATGAAACTAACTGCAAAAGCACCTAGTTGTTACACTCTTATAAAAAGAGAACTTGGCTTCAAAGGTAATCGTGAGAAAGTTTACAACTTGTATAAAGAATACTTGAAAGAAACTTACCCTCAAGTTTATGCCGATTATGAAGAACGAATAAATAAGAGAGAAGCTAGAGGCAAACGTGTCTTTACAGATAGAAAAGGGAAACAACTTGAGTTACCTTTTTAAATAAACTCAGTTCCTTCCAACGAAAGTCCGTAGATTAATTTCTACGGGCTTTTTTTTGTGCCATGTTTTTTTCTTGGGTAGTTATATTTACCCCGTTTTTTTCTTTATATCTATTAGGTACTAGAGGTCAATAGATGTACGAGATGCTCTGTCAGGGCTTTTATTTGGGCTTGACAACGGAGGCACATGTGGTATTATAAGATTGAAAGGAGAAATGATATGCCAAAACTAACACAAGAACAATTAGATGAACAAGCATTAGCAGAGTTAGAAGCTGGTAATGTTGACGAGGCGATTACTACAAGAGGTGGCAACCCTCAAGGTTTTTATAACCGGTTCGGTTTTTGGTCTTCGCAAAAGAAGTTTGATGAGTGGTGTGCCAAGAAGGGCATCACGGATGAAGACCTGATGTATATGGACGAGTAATCTAAAGTTCCTTCCCTAAGAAAGCTCACAGTTTAACAGCTGTGGGCTTTTTTTGTGCCTTGTTTTTTTCTTGGGTAGTGATGTGAACCCCGTTTTTTTCTTTATACTCTACTATTCGGGCTAGTCTATTATCTCACTGACGGGCTTTATATCAAGACAAAAAAAATAAATAAGAGGTTGACATAGCTTTTTAATGTGCTACTCTATAATTGTAACTGTTAACAAAGGAGAAATGATGACAACTACAAACAAAAAAACAACAACTGATCCGTGTGACTTGTGTGGTCATTCGATTAAGGATAATGCTATTCCAAGAGTTTTGGACAATGGCAAGACTTGGACTTGGGACGGAGGCCACAATGGTTGGCCGAGAGTCGACGGGACAATCTGCGATCTATGTCACGAAGCAGGTGGCGGGGATCGTGTCAATGCCTTGCGAAGGATCTTGGCAAGGAAATAAGACTTCTCCATAAAAAAACCCCAGAGTAATCTCTGGGGTTTTCATTTGGGAAGGATCTAGGATCTACTTCTTATCTTTTAGATCGTTACAGATCTTTCTGATACGGCCTTTAACGGCTGTATTAGACCAAGCACTTTCAGGTACTTCAATGCCGTGGTCTATTTGGTCTATAAGACCTTTTAGCATTCTTACTGCCGTATCTACCTTTCGTTCTATCTTCTGCATCTCCATCATTTTAATGCAGTAATTAGCATACCAATGCTCCTTCTTCTGAGCATCCGTATAACTCTCGTAAGTATTAGGTTTAAATTTAAGTGGTAATTCTAATTGTTTCATCACTTCTCCTTTGTTTGTTGTTACTATTAGAATTCTATTATAGTGTACCCCATCCACAATATTTGTCAACACTTTTTTATTTTTTTACGACTGAATACGACTGAGGGGGCACAAAAAAACACTACAGTGTGTATGTATATGTCATATGAAACTCTTAAAAATCCAGCAAAAATCAGACTTATACTACATTTTCTTTGTGTAGAATAGGCCCCCTTGTTTTAAAATCTAGGGTACCCATCGCCCCCTTAGAAAATACAGCTATCATAAATTTGCCTCCTTCAAGGCCCGGCCGCACGTCGTAGTGTTTCCCACTAGTCTGACAAAAGAAATCGACATCGGTAAACCCAGCTTGTTTACCCATAGCCTCAAACTCTTCTGGGGTGTAGTGTTTGTAGTGAAACTCATTAACCGGAGGTAGCTGGTGTGGTCTCACTCGTTCGTTCGGTGATGAGCAGATAAATAAATTTGTTTTCTCTCCGGCTAGATCAAAGACACTCTGGGCGAGGTCAGGGGGTATATGCTCAATGAACTCAAAAGATACAACTGCATCATAGCTCGCCGGTAGTCGATCAGGTTCTAGCTGTGTAAAATCTTCGACAATATAATTAACTCTCGGGGCTTTCTTAGCAAAAGCTTCAAGATATACTCCGTGAGCTACAGGTGATTTGTCAATACAGTCGACACCACAACTTAACATGTTGTGCATAATGAAAGAACCATAACCGATCCCGCAGCCAATATCTAAAACATCACTAGGTTTGGGAATAGTTTCTTTTATTTTCTTACAGGCAAAGTTATATCGTTCTAAGTGATCTGGCCGAATGTTGTTAGGATCCATAATTCTTTCAGCCATATTTTACTCCATCTATAACGACATCACTGTCTGTTGTTAATACTACTCTAGCTCCACAGGAAAGCAGAGGCTTGTCATTACCACCATAACGTACCTTTGAGTTACCTAATATCTCAACTTCATGTCCATAAATATTTTGTTTACCCATTTTAACTGTAATGACTGGTTCGTTAGTTTTGTGTTTTAAATTACTTTTTATTTTATGTTGATTAATATGGATATGTTTCTTACCCATTACTTAACCACCTTCATAATACACCCTTGTTTCCACGAACGGGCTAACGGAACAACCTCACGATTGTAATGTTCACACCATTCAACCAAAGCTTTCCACTCTCCCTCCTCCCATTTAGGGTAAGGAGAGATTGGTGACGGCAAAAGATCATCAAATCGTATCAAAGTACCAGCTACAATTTGTTCATTGAGCAATGTAAAAATAGTTTTTGTAGATTTATACAGATCACAATCAATATTCATGAATGATATGTGTCTTTTGTGGTCTTCTCTCCACACAGGAATGGTATCTTCAAACCAACCTTCGTGTAAAACTACGTTTGGCACCACTTTAGGCAGCTCTGATACAGCAAAATGTCCTTTTTCTACAACTTTGTGCCCCATAAACCACTGTTCTGGAAGTCCTTCAAAGCTATCAAAGCCATGAAATGTAACTTTTTTGTTTAAACTAGCCAAATAATTTATAGATTGTCCTTTATAGACTCCAAATTCTACGTAATGTCCCTTTGGATTAATAATATTTTGCATACAAAACTGATATTCCATCAAACGATGGTCTAGCAGAACCATAGGGGTGTATAAAAATTCTTCAGGTTTCATAAATATGCAGCTATTCTAATTTAAAACTTGTTATTCGTCAATAAATAACTTATAGTTTATAGAGTTTAGGTAGCTACCCCTTTCCAGTGATACATTGGCTACCTAAACTATCACAGGTATACTAATAATAGTGGTAGGAGTAAAACACTATGACAAAAAACGGAAAGAATCCACGACCACATGTCTTGTATGGACATATGAAAGAGAAAGAGCTGATAAATTTAATTAAAGAAACAGCTGCGACATACAAAACAAGACAGGGAGGACGAATCTACGAGATGAAACAGGAACTTGAACGTCGTCGTATGCTTACCCTAAAAAGAAAAAACCCCGAAGAGTACGAGAGGAGAAAAGAAGAGATGCTAGAACGACCAGCCAAACACAAAATGTTTGCAAAATCAACATTACCCAGAGGAATGACCCCAATGCAGGAAAAATTCTGTATGGAATACGCAGCTACCGGTGATGAACTCAATGCCTACAAGGTTGCTGGGTATAAAGAAGATGACACCAACGGACTAACCCGTCGACGTGCCCGCCAGCTACTTAATAATAAAAAAGTACAGGCTCGTATTGAGGAATATCAAGAACAAGCTTTGAAACGTATTAGCTGGACAAAAGAAAAAGTCCTGGAAAAGATGCATGAAGTATATCAGAACTCAATAACTGAGGGAGATCATACAAACGCAAATAGAGCTTTGGAAAATATTGGGAAACATTTAGGTATGTTTGTTGATGTTTCTAAAATTGAACAGAATATTACAACATCGGAATTATTAACGAACGATACCGACAAAGACATAGAACGTCTGGCGGATGTTGTAGGACTAAAGATTGTAAAAGGTGGAAAACCAGACAACCCTGATAAATGAGTTAGCTTCTGACGAGACAACTAAGAAAAAGCTTCTTCAGAAACTAGCCGCACAATCTCTTGTAAAGAGTAAAGATAACTTTTTAGCTTTTGTAAAAACATTTGCTCCAAAGTTAATAGCTGATTTCAAGATGGGTAGACATATCGAAGTTATTAGTGAAAAATTACAAAAGGTTGAAGAAGGAAAACTCAAACGTCTCATGGTATTCTTACCGCCTCGTAGTTCTAAATCTGTTATCTGCTCAAAATTATTTCCGGCCTGGTACTTAGGCAGACATCCTCAACATGAAATATTATCGGTGTCTCACTCTGATACCTTAGCCTCAGATTTTGGACGTTCCGTCAGGGATCTGGTAGGTTCGGGTTTATATCAAAATGTATTTAGAGGAGTGAAGCTAAGATCAGACGTGCGAGCTGCCGGAAAGTGGCAGACAAACCAAAATGGTGTGTATGTGGCTGCCGGTGTACGAACACAGATAGCTGGTCGTGGTGCACACGTAGCTCTCCTAGATGATGTAATGTCAGAAGAAGATGCCTTTAGTGAAACAGGTAGACGGTATATAAAAGAATGGTATCCGGCTGGTTTACGAACAAGACTTATGCCGAACGGCTCTATCGTTATTATTAATACACGGTATCATGAAGATGATATTTGTGGGTGGTTGTTGGCTTGTGAGAATGATGCTAAAGGAGATGGGGTCTCGACTATACCATGGGATGTTTTACGAATACCGGCATGGGTTGATGAAAGCAGTAGCCGATTACTAAACATACCGGTAGGTGAATCATACTTTCCCGAATGGAAACCAAAAGAAGTTTTAAAGAATGATGAGATGGAGATACGACGACACAACGGCTCACGATACTGGGAATCGTTGTACATGCAAAATCCTGTGCCCGATGAGGGTGGTATATTTAAAAAGAGCTGGTTCAACATTTGGAAAGAGGAAGATCCACCTCATTGTGATTTTATTATACAAACTATGGATACAGCTTTTTCAACTCGAACAACGGCTGACTATAGTGTAATTCAAACGTGGGGTATATTTACACAAATGGAAAAAGACAGTTCAGGTAAAGAGTATGAAGTAGGACATTTAATTTTATTAGGTAATATTAGAGATCGATTAGAGTATCCAGAATTAAGAAGCACAGCTCAAGATAGTTTTGAACAACACCAACCAGATTTAATTGTAATTGAAAAAAAAGCCAGTGGACAATCGTTAATACAAGATTTAAGACGAGCAGGATTACCCATACTTGAATACACACCAGATAGAGATAAAGTTTCAAGAGCTTATGCTGCATCACCTTTACTTGAAGCTGGTCGAGTATGGCTACCTAATAAAACGTGGGCACAGACTATGTTTGATGAGGCTGTATCTTTTCCTAATGCAGCTCATGACGATCAGGTTGACTCAATGGTCATGGCTGTGCTATACCTTAAAGAATCATGGCACTTGCAACATCCATATGATCCGAACTATAATAGTGAAGACGAGAATATTTATAAAAAGAATAAAGCAACGTACTGGAACATAGATAACATTTAGAGAGTAATAATGGCAGTAGAAAAAAATCCCTTTGAAAAAATAGAAAAAGTAAACACCGACGTGAAAGAAATGACTCAGGGTCTTACCGGTGTTGATGTTAACGTAAACCCCGAACAAGAAGAAGATGTAGCTGTTGATGTTGATACAACCACAGGAGAAGTATCGGTTGATCTAAACGAAGATGCAGGCACAGTTTTAGCATCAATAAAAGATTTTTATGGCAACCTTGCCGAATACATGGACGAAGAAGAGTTAACGGATTTATCAACAACTGTCTTTGATAATTTTAAAGCTGATGAAGAATCAAGACAAGAATGGGAACAAACATTTGAACGTGGGTTTGATTTATTAGGATTAAAATTGCAGGAAACAACAGAACCATTTGATGGTGCTTGTACAGCAACACATCCGTTAATTATTGAGAATGCGGTAAAGTTTCAATCAAAAGCTGCTCAAGAATTGTTTCCGAGCAAAGGCCCGGTAAAAACACAGGTGTTAGGTAACCTAACTCCGGCCAAAGAACAACAAGCACAACGTGTGAAAGACTACATGAACTATCAGCTTACTGAAGAAATGCCAGAGTATTTTGATGAGACAGAAAGATTATTATTTCATTTACCACTGATTGGTACGGCTGTTAAAAAAGTTTACTACGATGAAACATTAGGACGACCAATATCAGAGTTTATCCCTATTGATCAGTTTCACGTATCAAATTTAGTGCCAGATCTTCGTAGAGCCGATCGATACACTCACGTTATTTACAGATCATCAAACGATTTAAAGAAAGATATGAATGCGGGGATGTATAGAGATGTTGAAGTTGGTGAACCTGAGCAAGAAGAAAGAGGCATGATTACAGCTAAAGCTGAACAGGTGATGGGCTTATCAGCTTATGATGAACAGCCTTACGACACAACACATGTTTTACTTGAACAACACTTATACCTAAACTTACCCGAACCATTTAATAGTCCGGGTGGTGAAGCTTGGCCGTATATTGTTACGGTTGATAAATCCAGTAAAAAAATTCTAAGCATTCGTCGTAACTGGAACGATGGTGATCCTCGTTATATAAAACGTGAACACTTTGTTAGTTATAAGTTTGTACCGGGTTTTGGTTTCTACGGATTAGGACTAATACATTTCTTAGGTAATCTTACAATGTCAGCTACGGCGGCAATGAGAGCTTTGGTTGATGCGGGCCAGTTTGCAAACTTACCGGGAGGATTTAAAGCTAGAGGGGTTCGTGTAGTAGGAGATAACTCACCAATAATGCCCGGAGAATTTCGGGACGTTGAATCAACAGGTATAGATCTAAACAAGTCGATAGTCCCCTTACCTTATAAAGAACCATCACAAGTTCTGTTTCAAATGCTCGGATTCTTAGCAACAGCTGGTCAGAAGTTTGCTGACACGACAGAACAGGTTGTGTCTGATGCAACGAACTACGGTCCGGTTGGCACGACATTAGCACTATTAGAAGCATCAGGTAAGTTTTTTTCAGCAATTCACAAACGACTCCACAAGTC